AGTATGGAGTGGCTGTTAAAGTAACTATGTACCAACCTGTTCGTTATCAGACCGATTCTACACCGAACATTCTCGCAGATGGAACGCGCATTCGAGCACAAAGTGCTTCAGATTACAAATATATAGCGGTGAGTAGAAATCTTCTGAAACGATGGGGTGGTTTTTTAGATTATGGTGATTTTGTACTTTTAAAAGGAACTGATAATAAAGATGGTGTATATCAAGTTAGAGATACTATGGCACCACGTTGGGTAAATCGTATTGATATTTTGGAATCAGTACACGTTGATCCATATATGTATCCTAAAGCTGAGATAGTTAGATTAAATTGGACTATGAATTAAATCAATAATAAAATAAAGGTTGTAATTTGGGATTTAACATAGAAGGTTTTTTCGATATTTCTACAGATTTTCCTTATGATGAGGAAAAACAATCGTTTATTGATCACATGAACTCATTAAAAGAAATGACAGTTCAAGAACAAACACTTTATAAAAAATGGAAAGAGTGGAATTATGATCCTTATGGTATGACACAAAAGGGTACTAAGATAGATTTAGCTAAAAAACAATTGTGGATGCCAAAAGATATTAATGATTTAGAGGGAACTTTTGAAGAGATAAAAAGTATAATACCAATAGCAATACCTGTAAAACAAGGTGATGCTAAAGCAAATGATGCTTGGTCAGTTACACGAAGATTAATTCACACAATGGAATTCACAGCCAATCCTGGCAGAAATCTTAAATTTTATGTTAAAGATAAAACAACAAACAAAATACTTGGGTTAATATGTTTAGGTAGTGATGTTATTGCATTAAGAGTTAGAGATAAATGGATTGGTTGGTCAAAAGAAAATAGATTAGATGGTGGGTTATTAAATCATACTGCTATTGCTACTACAATTTGTTCTACACAACCATTCGGATATAATTTCTTAGGTGGTAAGTTGATTGCTACTATGGTAAATTCTAAAGTAGTTCGTGATGAATGGGAAAAAGTTTATAATCAAAAATTAGTTGGATTTACAACAACATCACTTTATGGTATACATTCGATGTATAATGGAATTCCACATTGGAAGGGATTAGGAGAATCTACAGGAAGAATTGGTTTAAAACCCGATGATGAATATTATGATAAGTGGCATGAATGGATTAAAGAAAATAGAGCAGAAGAATATAAAAAGAAAATAGAATCTAAAGGTGGAAAATCAGGACCTGTAACAGGAATCAAACAAAGAATTTTAAGTATTATATTAAATGAAATTGGTATATCACAAACTAAATACCAACATGGATTTAAACGTGGTGTATTTTTTTCAGAGTTATATGATAATACAAGACCATTTCTAAGAGGTGAGATAAAAGAAGATGAATTGGTTTTGAAAAAAAGATTAGAAAATGATGTAGATGGTATAACAAAATGGTGGTGTAAAAAGGGATTAAAAAGATATTTTAAGTTATACGAACAAAATAGATTAAAACCTGAAATGTTATTCTATGCAGATATGATAGGTAAATCTTGGGAAGAAGCAAAAGAAAAATACTTAGGAGAAGTTGGTAGATGAGTAAACCCACAAATTATATAGGTTATCACGTAGGTGATGTTGATGATGAATATGATGGTTCAGCTGAACATCCAAATTGGGAAGATATTTACAACAACTCAAATAAATTAGAATGTATCTTAGGTAATGAACCAATCTCATATCAAGCATTTGTTTATGAATATGTATACGATTATGTAACTAATAATATGCAAAGAACCATAATAGAATATGGGACAAAAGAAGATATGTACAATTTAGAAAGAGATTTGCATAATAAGTTCGATGTGGCAAAATCAGAAAAGTATTTTAATTTAGTAAAAAGTGGTGGTGCATATAAGACAATCAAAGTAGATGACTTGGAAGAATTAAAAAAACGTATTAAAAAAGGTGAATTTACAAAAAATAAAAAAGAAAAGATAGAAGATTTATATAATGAATTAATTCCAAAAAGACTTCAAAACAGAACATCAGAAGACGCTTCGTTTGTAAGGGATATTAGAGATGATATTAAATTTGAAGAGAGTACAGACTATTGTGAACCAATTAGAGTAAAAGTTAATATAGATGGTTCAAGAAAAATGTTTGATGGTAACACTACTATTATGGCTGCTTATACTGCAAGAAAAAAGGTAAAAGATGGAAGCATTAGGGTAGATGAAATACCTTATGAGATTGCAAAGCTATATACAGATGATGAGTTTAACGAATTGGGTGTTTTATTAAATGAGAAACCAAAAGTAAGAAAACGACACGCTTCAAAAGAAGATGTTGCTAGTGTGATATGGAAAAGATTTATGAATAATCATACACCAATCAAAGACAAAAAAAATAAAGAATATATTGTAAAGACTGGACATAGAACAACAGATATTTATAAAATTGTTAATTCTTGGTTTCAAAAAGGTGGACAAGTTGGAACTTACATTAATTATCAACTTGAACATTACAAAAAGAAATTGGAAGAGGTGGTAAAAAATGCTACAAATTCTGAAACAAAAGTTTTTTCTTTTTCATCTGCTAAATTTAGAGACGAGGATGTAAATAAATGGTTAGGTGAAAACACTAATTATGGAAATAAAAAACCAGAAAAAAATAAACTATTAATAGTAATTTACCATTCTAATTCAGTAGCAGAAACTAAATGGGATGATGCTATGGCACAAAAGAAAAAAGAAATTAAGTATTTAGCCAGATTAACAGGTGTTAATTTTATTGGTTTTAAATATATGGATACACAATAATAATAAAGGTTACAATATGAAACAACTTACAGCAGAACAAATCCAAGAGAATTGGATTGCACTTCTAAATTTAATAAAAGATACATTTGAAGGTGAACGACTTGAAAAGTTGTTAAAAATGTATGAGTATTTTGAAGAGAGAATGATAGTAGCGCCAGCAAGTGGTAAAGAACATTATCACAATGCACACGTTGGTGGTTATGTAGAACACGTCATTCATGTTACAGATTTGGCAGTGAAGTTAAGAAAAATGTGGGAAGCAGAAGGGGCTACAATAGATTTTACAGAAGAAGAAGTTATCTTTGCAGCTTTACATCACGACTTAGGTAAAGTAGGTGATATGGATAATGATTACTATGTACCACAAGATTCAGAGTGGCATAGAAAAAATCGTGGTGAAATCTTTACACATAATGGTCAACTATCTTATATGACAGTTACAGATAGAGCCATTTTCTTGTTGAATCAGTTTGGTATCACAATGAGTGAAAATGAATACATTGGTTTAAGACTTACTGATGGTTTGTATGAAGAAGCTAATAAAAACTATTATATTAGTTGGAATCCTGATTGGGCATTGAAGTCTAATATAGCATATGTACTTCATGCAGCAGATAGTATGGCTACTCATATTGAATATGATGTGTGGAAACGTGGTGATATAGAAGAAGTTGAAGCTAAACAGGAAAAATTAACTTCATTAAAGAAAGCATTGACGGTTGATGATAATGAAAAGAAACCACAATCGCCTGAATTATCAAAAAAATCTCAAGATTTATTTGATGAACTATTTGGAGATAAAAAATGATTATAGAAATATTATTAGGAATATTCGTTACTGCATTTTTAACTAGCTGTTTTACTATTTGGAATCTAATGAAAAAACAAGAGCTAACAGAAGATTGGTTAATAGCTGTAGAAAATAGATTAACAAATATAATTACTGAAACTAAAGACATAGATGAAAAAGGTATGTTTGAAGCAGATGATGAAGTTGGATCTATTTTTGAACAAATTAATACACTAATACAAACATTAAATGATTTTGTAACAATAGAAGGGGAAGAGGAAGACAATGCCAGTAGTTAAAAAGAAAAAGAGGAAAATGTATTTTGGACAAGTAACTGAAGATGCTATCGTAAGATATAATAAATCAGAAGATCCTATTTTAAGAAATACAATTTATAATGACTATATTCGAAAACCATTTGAGAAATTGGCAGAGAATATCATCCACACTTTTAAGTTTTATTACTTTGATGTTCCAAGTGAAGATGTAAAACATGAAGTAGTTTCATTTCTTGTTATGAATATGCACAAATATAAAGAGGGTAAAGGAAAAGCATTTTCTTACTTCAGTATTGTTGCTAAGAATTATTTAATTCTACATAACAATAATAATTACAAAAAAATGAAAGCTACCGATGATCTAGATGTTTTAGATTTTTCAAGAAACATTAGTAGTGAGCAAGAACAAAAAGTAGTTAAAGATTACTATGAAGTTTTCTTTGATGAAATGTTAGAGTATTGGGATGTTCATCTTACAGAATTATTTAAACGCAAAAAAGATTTAAATGTTGCTGATTCTGTAATTTATTTGTTTAAGAATAGAGATAACATAGAAAACTTTAATAAGAAAGCTTTGTATATCTTGATCAGAGAACGAACAGGTTCTAATACTCAACATATTACTAGAGTAATAAATCAAATGAAAAAACAATATACTAAGATGCAAAAAGTATTTCAAGCATCAGGTTCTGTTACTAATATGACTACGGGATCGTATATGAATGTTTTATTTTCTTAATTAGAGAATAACATATAATAAAAAAGGGGACCACATGGTCCCCTTTTTATGTGTCCTATATTTGTAGGAAATATAAGACGTATTCCGTCCTACTTGCGGAATAAACCCACCAACACCAATAAGGCGACAAGTCCAGCGAAACCAGACTCGCCAAACGTATTTATGATGGATGTCAGGTTACCTATAACATTCACACCAAAGACACCTGTTCCAAATATTACTTCAGAAACAGCACCTATGGCGACAAAAGACATGAGTAAATGAGCTAAGTCATCAACCCACCCTTTAACTTGTGTTATGATTTCCTTCATCGGTTTTCTCCCGTTAGTTAACAAAAAAAAGGTTGCTCAGTTGGAATAACCAAGCAACCTCTACAATAACTATGTAAAATCTTATAATTTTATATTTATATAATGAAACATCTTTTGGAAATTACAATAGGTTAAATCTTAACTGAATATAAAACGGAGTTTAAATGGCTACAGATTATGAAGTATTTGAAGGTAAATCTCTATCTGACGTATTCAAAGATATTTACGACAATACTGAGAAAAATAGAAAGCAATTAGATGTATTAACAAGGGAACTTGTATCCTTTATTAAAGATGGTGATACTGCAGTTCAAATTGTTCCTATGTTAAAAGAATACCTCGAAATCAACGTAAAAAATGATGATCAGTTGGTTAAAATAGCAGGTATAGTTCAAAGATTAATTGCAGCAGATGGAAAAGTTGGCTCTGAAGATGCCTTTGCATTATCAGATACAGAGAAAGAACAGTTAATGAAAGCTGTAGAGTCTACCGTAGAAGATGTACAAAAATATTCTGATAAAATTTCGACGGAAATAAATTCATTGGAAGATTAAATGTCTAAAATCACAATACCTGATAGCTTACTATCACAAGTTGGATATACAAATATCTATGACGTTGATAATCAGGTTAGAAAAATATTAACACCAGTTGTTAATCAAATCAATTCTTTATTTAGTCAAACAGCTGGAGAGTTGGCTGAAGTAAGAGAAGTGTATGCTATTGAGAATCAACTACCATTAACTGAAGAAGGTTTACCAAATTATAAATTACTTGGTGCAATAAAAATACGAACTGTTTTACAAGATCAATATTTAAGTGAAGAAGAATTACCTATAGCCGTACCATTAGATCCTAATATTAAAAGTTTTCCTGTAAAAGGAGAATATGTTTTTGTTGAAAGTATTTTTGGAGATAAGTTTTATTCGAGAAGAATAAATATACACAATAATCCTAATAACTCATCACATACAGGATTAAGTAGCAAGTTTAGTATAAGTTCTAAAAACAGTTCAGATAAGAAAACATTAGAGACTGCTAATACGGGAATAGCAAAAAATGTAGATGATGCTGAAGTAATTCCATTAGGAGACTTTTTTCAATCTGATTTTAATTTTAGACAGTTAATTCCAAACGAAGGTGATGTAATTGTAAGTGGTAGATTTGGAAATTCTGTTAGGTTGGGTAGTAATATTGTAAATGGGGTTCAAAATTCGCCAAATGTAAAATTGAGAGCAGGACAATTACAAGATGCTGTAAAATTTGATGAAGAAGGTTTGGTAGAATCTTTAAATGAATCACGTTTTGTACCTGTAACAGAAAATATAAATTCTGATGGATCTTCATTGTGGATGACTACTGATGAAGTTATTCCATTAAAACCTGCTACATTCGATTCCACAGATTTCTATTTATCTACAGTAAAGGAAAAGGATAGAATTGAAGAGTTTGGTGGTAAGCAAGTTGTATTGAATTCTGGTAGATTGATATTTAATAGTAAGGAAAGTGGAATATATGGATTTAGTAATGGGCCAGTAGAGATATCTACCTTAAATGGTTTTGGTATATCTGCTCAGCAATATGTAGATATTAACAGTCCAATAATAGAATTTGGTAGAGGTGAAGAAAAAACCAAAGCAGTTAATGTTAGAACAGTTAATTTTGATGTTGAGAATACAAAAGGTTACTCTACATTAGCAAGTAAAGGAATACGTTTAGGGCAGGGAAATTATGAACCTGCTGTAAAAGGAAATGAATTACAGGATATACTTACTGATATGATGGATACTATAAGTGATTTAGCATCAGCAGTAACTACGATAGCAGTAACACCTATTACGATTCCTGTATTAGTAACACCAACACCACAAGCATATGCATCTGAAGCAGCAAAAACTGCACAGGTCATGAGTTTATTAGCAGGGTTACAGATTAAGTTAAATAGAATGTTAAGTCGTGTGGTTGAAGTAGAATAAAACAAGAGGTATAAAATGAAGAAATCAGATCTCATTAAAGTTATAAGAAAAATAGTTAGTGAAGAGGTTAAAAAAGAAGTAAATAAGATATTTATTAAAGAGAATAAGTCAATATCTGAAAAAACGTTCAAAGAACCTATCAGAAAACAATATAAAACTAAACCTAAGAAAAAAGTTCGTTATACATCAAATGAATCTTTAAATAAGGTTTTGAATGAAACTGTTGGTGGACTTCCACAAGAAGGTGGAATGATGAGCGGAGCAAGTATATCTGAAGAAGAATATCCTGATATGGGTGGTAAACAATATACTACACAAAATATGGCTGATGTTTTAGGTTATGGTGATATAGTATCAGCAGATCCACAACATGGTAGAGATAAACTAGCAGCACAAACTTTAGCAGAAAAAGGTGTAACACCTGATCAAGTAGGTGATGGTGTTGTAAAAGCACTCACAAGAGATTATAGTGGTTTAATGAAAGTAATGAATAAGGGTAAATAATGTCATCTATAGCAAACGATTTAAATCCTGATACCTTTGTAGGTTTATCTTTTCCATTAGGAAGAGATACATCAGGAACTTGGTTTAAAAGGCACAAGACTCTTTTAGAACAAGCTAGAGATAATTTAAAAAATTTGTTATTAACTAATGTTGGAGAAAGACCAGCTCAGCCAGAATTTGGTTCTCGACTATTATCAGTTGTTTTTGAGTTTAAAGATGATAGTTTAATTGAAGAAGTTATAAATGAAGCAGTAGATAGATGGCTACCTTATATTAATATAAAAGCAATAAATACTACAGTAGAACCAAGAAATCCAAATCAACTTAATGTTGAAATAAAATTCGGAGTAACTACTGATCCTGAAGCAACGGAACAAATTACATTAGATTTTGCTCAAGGTGAATAGGAGAATATAAATGCCAACAAATACCGTAGGGCCAAAAACAGATATTAGCAAAGATGTTAAATATCTTAATAAAGATTTTCAAGGATTTAGAAATGATTTGATAGAATTTGCTAAAACTTATTTTCCAACAAGTTATACGGATTTTAATGAATCAAGTCCTGGAATGATGTTTATAGAAATGGCAGCTTATATTGGTGATGTTCTTTCTTATTATGTAGATAATCAATTTAAAGAATCTTTAATGGCATATGCTGAAGAAAAAAGAACTATATTGGATATAGCACAATCTTTAGGATATAAACCAAAAATTAGTTATCCATCATTTGTAACTTTAGATGTTTATCAAACTGTACCAGCTGTTGGTGCTGCAGATGCTGTTAGACCAAATATGAATTATGCTTTAACTGTTAAAAGTAATACGAGAGCAAAATCAGTTACTACAGGAAAAACTTTTAGATTTTTAGATGATGTTAATTTTAAATATTCAAGTTCTTACGATTCTACTACAGTTTCTATTTTTGAAACAAATAGTAATGTTCCTACAAAATATTTGTTAAAGAAAAGAGTTAGGGCTGTTAGTGGTGAAATAAAAGAAGAATTGTTTACTTTCGTAACAGCAGTTAAGTATGATAAAGTAGTATTATCTAATCCAAAAGTTATTGATATAATTTCAGTAACCGATAGTGATGGAAACTTATGGTATGAAGTTCCTTTCTTAGCACAAGATACAATATATGATGAAGTGGAGAATGTATCAGCAAATGATTCTGATTTAACTCAATATAATGATACTGCACCTTATCTATTAAAGTTAAGAAAGACACCACGAAGATTTACAACATATGTTAGAGATGATAATAGAACTGAGTTAAGATTTGGTGCAGGTGTTTCGGATAATCCTGATGAGGAGATAGTTCCAAATCCAGATAACGTTGGTTCTAGTTTACCAGGAGGTGTTTCAAAATTAGACCAAGCGTTTGATCCAGCAAACTTTCTTAATACAAGAACTTATGGATTAGCACCAGCCAACACAACATTGACAATTAAGTATACTGTAGGTGGTGGTATCGAAGATAATGTTTTTTCTAATGATATTAAAAATTTAAGTGATATTTCATATGAAATAGACGAATCTAATTTAGTAGCTGGTACTGTTACACAAGTTAAAGAATCTGTAGCAGTTAACAATCCTGATCCTGCTACAGGTGGTAGATCGGGTGAATCATTGACTGAAATTAAACAAAATTCTTTAGCATATTTTCAAGCACAAAGTAGAGCAGTTACGAAAGAGGATTATATGGTAAGAGCATTATCATTACCACAAAGATTTGGGAACATAGCAAAAGTATATCTTGTTCAAGATGAACAACTAAATCAATCTGAAGAACAAGTTCAAGAGCCAGAAGTTAGTGTACAAGATGCAGCACCAGCACTTGAACAACAAATTGAAGAAATTTCACCTATAAGACAAGTTAAAGCAGACATGAAATCTGCAGCAGCTACACCAGCTTTAGAATCACCTGTTAAAGTTAGAAAAACTATAGCAAAAGCTAGAAAAGTATCACGTTCACAGAAAGTTCAAGCAAGAAAAGGTAAAGGTAGACCTGCTAGTAATATAAGAAAAGGTGGAATTAGTCGTGGTCGTCCAATGTCAGATAAAGGTGCAACAAAAGGTAAAAGGGGAGGATAGTGGCAACAAAAAAACAAGCATCAAGAATACCTAATCCATTAGCATTGAATATGTATGTGTTAGGATATGATGCAAATAAAAAATTAACAAATTTAAATCAAGCCGTTAAAGAAAATTTACAAACTTATCTTGGTCAATACAGAATGGTTACTGATGCGATTAATATTAAAAACGCTTATGTAATAAACATTGGTGTTCAGTTTAGTATTATGACAAGAGCAAATTATAATAAGAGTGAAGTTTTATTAAGATCTATTCAAACAGTTAAAACATTTTTTGATATTGATAGGTGGCAAGTAAATCAACCAATTATATTATCAGATTTAGTTTATCAATTAAGTTTAGTAGATGGTGTAGCATCAGTAGTTCCACCTGTAGAAGATAATTCACAATCTCTGCCAATTGTAATAAAAAACAAATATAAAGTAGCAAATGGTTATTCTGGTAATCTATATGATATGGCTGCAGCTACAAAGAATGGTGTTATTTATCCATCATTAGATCCTTCAATTTTTGAATTAAAATATCCATCTACAGATATTGAAGGTAGGGTAGTAGGAGATCAATAATGAATTATTTTGAATTTGCTACAGCAGACGCAACATTATATGAGGGTGAAGCAACCCAATCAGTAAACACAGGTTTAGATCCTATACTTGAAGTTCGTAAAGATATGAATGATTCGGGGACAGTAATTGCTGTTTCTCGTGCTTTAATTAAATTTGATTTATCATATATTAAAAGTTCAGTAACAAATGGTTTAATACCAAAAAGTGCAAAGTATTATTTAAATTTATATGATGCAGGTTCTTCAGAATTACCATCATCACAAACACTTTATGGTTATCCCGTAAGTCAATCATGGGTACAAGGAGATGGAACTTATGGTGATAATCCAAAAACAACTGAAGGTGTTAGTTGGAGATATCGTGATGGAGAAACATCAGGTACACAATGGATTTTGTCAAGTAATGATACGGGTGGAACTTGGTTTAGTGGTAGTTATGCAGGTGGAACAAGAAACTTAACTTGTTCTGCTTCTTTATCATACGAAACTACAGATATTAGAATGGATGTAACTGATATTGTTCATGGTTGGATATATAGTAGTTCTGCTTTTCCAAATGAAGGATTTATGATAAAGAGAAGTGGTAGTGTAGGAAATGCAAATTCAAGTGTAGATGAAGGAAGTACTACTGCTTTTGGACAATTAAAATTCTTTTCAAGAGACACATCTACAATTTATCCGCCAAAGTTAGAAGCAGAATGGAATAGTAGCGCTTGGAGTACAGGTTCTTTAGCACCACTTACAGGTTCTGCATTAGAAGATACTGTAGTTTATTTTACAGGAATGAGAGGTGAATATAAACAAAACAGTAAAATTAAATTTAAACTTGTAGGAAGAGAAAGATATCCTAAGAAAACATTTTCTACAACTTCTCAAAATTTAGTTGTAAAACATTTTCCAAGTGCTAGTGTTTGGTTTTCTGTTAAAGACGCTTTGACAGAAGATGTAATAATTCCATTTGGAACAGGATCGTATATATCATGTGATTCTTCAGGACATTATTTTAATATGTGGATGAATGGACTTCAAGCAGAAAGATATTATAAGTTTGAAATAAAAGTTCAGAGTGGTTCAAAAACAGATGCTAATCAAATTGTAAATTATTATGATGATGATTGGACATTTAAAGTGGTTAGATAATGCCTTATACGCCAGAACAATTAGCAAATAATTCATATTTTGAAAAAGTTTTAGAATCTAATCGAAAAGAGCAAGTAGATAGTTTTCTAAGAGAAAAGTTAAAAACGGATGCTTCAGGTTCTAATGCTGCAGCTTCGGAAACTATTAGAATGAAAACAGGAGAATTTGTATCTATTCCTGAATTAGAAGATGCAGGTTCTACTTCACAGCAAGTAACAATTTCAAATAGAACTAGACACATTTCATCTGATGAAAAAGTTTTTGTAGATAAAGAAATAAAAGAATTATTAAATAATGAACCAGCAAAGGTACTTTCAGTAGAAGAATTTTTTACTGAATATGAAAGATTGAAAACAGTTATGTCTGCAGAAGGTAATAGAGATTCGCACAGATATCTTGTAGATACTTCTAAAACATTTATTAATACAGATGATGATGAAGTAGCAAAATTAAAAGCAAGATTACAAGAAGAATTAGATAAGTTACAGGCAATACAAAAAAGATTAGAAGAAACTACTTTAGCAATTATTGCAGAACAAGAGGCAGAAGCTGCAGAGGATGCGGCATATGAGTTATATTATTCAACAATGAGTTCACAATTTTTGAATACAGCTAGACCATATACAAGACAAGAATGGGATGCACATGGAATGCCAGAGGCTGCAGAAAATAATGGATGGGGCAAATTAAGATTTATAAGAGATGCAGCAGGAAATTATAAAGGTAGTCAACATACTAAAAATAGCATTTCTGTTACATATTATGGTCGTGGTCGAAAGAAAAATAAAAAAGTTCGTAAAGGAAATCAATATTTAGAGGCATCAGTTGAGGCTGTAGGAGATCCTAATTTAACTTACGATTGGGTAGATAATAAAACAGGAGTAAGTTTACAATATGATTCTGACGCAGATCATTTTTCGGGTATAGATACACCAACTTTGTCTGTTACACAAGGAAGTAAATACAAAAATAGTTTTAGTTGTCCAACATTCAAATGTAAAATAAAAGATTCTTCAGGGGAAGTATTCTCTAAATCGGTAGACATTTATAGAAGAACTATCTATGGTGGGAGTTAATAATGCCAATTCCAGGATTCGCAGGCGGAAAACAAGCTAGTGCTGAAATAAGACCTGTAGCAAATACTGCTACAAATACTAGTACTGCAAAAAGTAGAGCTGGTTATGTGCCACCAATTACTGTTGATTTTAAAAATGATTTTGGAGAAAAATCAGGAGATTTTATAGAATATTATGTTTATGACATGGATGGTAATTTTATAGGATCTGAAATTAGAGAAGGTGGTGTTTCAGGAGATAAAGTAAATTTAAATCCTGGTGAAGATATAAGAGCATTAGGTTTAATAGCAGGAAAATATAGAATAGTATATAATTTTTTACGACAAAGAGGTGGTAAACCAAGAGTATTTTTCATTGATAGTGATAATGACATTTGGAATGGTACAGTTAGAGAAGAAGATGGTAAGTGGTTTAAAGGTGCTGAGTTAGATTTAACTAATCCAACTACAAGAGAAGAAGTTTTTGTTTTTGATGACAATTATTTAATTCAAGATATATCACCATCAAGAACTGAAGTAAGAGTTATACCAAAGAGTTCTGAAATTGGTGAATATAAAAATGGATTTGCGTCTCTTCAATTTAAAGAAATACAATATGATCCTGTACTTACTGACATTACAGGAGATATAAGTGTAGATAGTACTGATTCAACAAAACTTGTTGCTAATTTAGATGATTCTGATAGTGGTTTTAATGAGAATATGGTTGGTG